CCAAAAAACGACCGTGGCGAAGGTCGAGGCGTATCACCAGCGCCAGGCGGCGGCGAAGCGCAGAAAGGCCGGCTAAAAACGTCGCAAAAGCGTTGCGCGGTCGCTGTAGATTGCGATTGTCCGTTCGCCGAACAACCTCATCGAGGCCGGCGGCGGACAGGAAACCGAGGAACAACCGGCACGGCCGGCCCTCCGTCCAGGCGCAGCGGGACGCTGAAGCGCGGCAATCGCAGTTCGGGCCCGTCGGCCTTCGGCTAAATGACGGCATAACCCGTGAAGAGTTGACCCTTAACTTTTTACGGAGAAACCGTCATGAGCTTTCAAGTAACCGAAGCGTTCGTGCAGCAGTTCAGCGCGAACTTCCACCACCTGGCGCAGCAGCTGACCTCGCGGTTCGAGTCGCGCGTGCGCCTTGAGTCCGGCATCGTCGGCGACTCGAAGAAGATCAACCGCATCGGCTCAACCTCGGCGCAGAAGAAGACCACGCGCCACGGCGACACGCCGCAGATCGACACCCCGCACTCGACCCGCTGGATCGACCTGGACGACTACGAATGGGCCGATCTTGTCGACGAGCTCGACAAGAAGAAGATGCTGGCCTCACCCGAGTCGGACTACCTCAAGGCCGGCGTCGCTGCGATGAACCGCTCCAAGGACGACGTGATCTACGCCGCCGCGCGCGGCTCGGCGCGCACGTCATCTGGCACCACGGCGCTGCCCTCGGCGCAGAAGATCGCGCACGCCTCGGCCGGCCTCACCAAGGCCAAGCTGGTCACTGCGCGCAAGCTCTTCCGTGCCAACGAGGCGGACGAAGAGAACGGCGAGGAACTGTGCATCGCCTACGCCGCAAAGCAGCTTGAGAATCTGCTGAACGACACGAACCTGACCAGCCTCGAGTACAACACGGTTATGTCGCTCGTCGAAGGCAATCTCGCGACCGGCCGCAAGCTCCTGGGCTTCGTGCCGGTGCCATACGAGCGCGTCTACAACGATGGCACCTCGGACTTCGTCGTGGCTTGGGCGAAGTCGGGCGTGGCCCTCGGTGTCGGCGCGGAGATCATGACACGCCTCACGGAACGCCCGGACAAGTCCTACGCCATGCAGCCCTACGCGCGCATGTCGATCGGCGCCGTGCGTGTCGAAGAGGCAAAGGTCGTCGAGATCGCGTGCAACTGAAGTTAACCGCGGGGCCATGACCGGCCCCGCATCGTAAACGCTGGGTATCAGGCCCACGAAGGAGAAAGCACCATGGCTGTAGTCAACACCAAAGCAACAGTAATCTCGAACGCCGACAACGCGCCGGTAAAGATGTCCGCGCCCTACCTTGCGCACGGCCGGCTGCGCGAGGCGGTCGGCACCGTGGAGGCTGCCGCCGGTGACAGCATCGGCAGCACCTTCCGGTTCGCGCGCGTGTCCTCGTCCTGGCGCGTGAGCGACATCGGGCTGCTAAACGACGCGCTCGGCGCCGCAGTCACCGGCGATATCGGCCTCTACAAGACCGCCGCCGACGGTGGCGCCGTGGTCGATGCGGACTTGTTCGCCTCGCTCGTCGATCTGAACACGGCACGCCAAGGCGCGCCGCTCGATGTCACCACCGAAGCGACGGCGACCAACATCGACAAGATCGAGAAGCGCCTTTGGGAGCTGCTGGGCCTCACGAGCGACCCGAAGATCATGTACGACGTGGTGTTGACGGTCGCTGGCGCGGCGGTCGTCTCGGCCGGCACCATCAGCCTCAAAGTGCGCTACACCGACGGCACCTGACAGGCGCCTGTACCCCGGGGAAAGGTTTCGCCTCCGATCCCCGGGGTTCTTTATCCCTGGGGTGACCGATGGCGACCTCTGAAGTACAGATTTGCAGCAATGCGCTCCTGCTACTGGGCGCGCAGACGATCAACAGCTTCGACGACGCCAACGATCGGGCCACGCTCGCCGGCAACCTGTGGGGAAACTGCCGCGACGCGGTGCTGCGCGCGCATCCGTGGAACTGCGCCATCAAACGCGTGGCGCTGGCGCCGGAAGCCACCGCACCTGCTTTCGATTACACCTACCAGTTCGCGTTGCCGGGCGACTGGCTGCGCACGCTCTCGGTCGGCCAGGCAGGCGATTCACCGGATTTCCGCATGGAGGGCGGGAAGATTCTGTGCGACGACAACCCGCTGTATCTCACCTACCTGTTCCGCAACGAAGACGTGTCGAAGTATGACGCGCTGCTGGTCGAGTCGCTGACGGCGTACATGGCCATGACCATGGCCTATCCCATCACCAAGTCCGCGAGCCAGCAGGACGTGATGGCGAAGCTGTACGAGTACAAGCTGCGACAGGCACGCACGGTGGATGGCCAGGAAGACCCGCCGCAGGAGGTTGGTGACTTCCCGTTCCTGAACGTGAGGCGCTAGGTGCCGCGCGTCTCGATCATCCAGACCAACTGCACGGCGGGGGAGCTTTCCCCGCGGCTGCTCGGGCGTGTGGATGTCGCGCGCTATGCCAATGCCCTCAAGACCTGCGAGAACGCCTACCCCTTGGTGCATGGCGGCGCCCGGCGGCGCCCTGGCACGCGCTACGTCGCGGAGGTGAAGAACTCGGCCAAGTCGGTGCGGCTGATTCCGTTCATCTTCAACACCAGCCAGGCGTTCGTCCTGGAGTTCGGCGACCAGTACATCCGTTTTTACACCGCCGGCGGGCAGGTTCTCTCGGGCGGTGTGCCCTACGAGATCAGCTCGCCGTACCTAGAGGCAGAGCTCGACGACATACACTTCGTGCAGAGCGCGGACACCATGTTCTTGGCGCATCCGAGCTACCCGATGCGCAAGCTGGTGCGCTACGCGAACACGAACTGGAAGCTCTCGGCGATTTCGTGGACGGTTCCGCCGTCGGAAGAGAAGGGCGACAAGCCGGCCACCACGCTGACCTTATCCGCCACGACAGGTTCCGTCACGGCCACGGCCGGCGCCGCGGCTTTCCAGAACGCGGATGTCGGCCGCTATATCGAAATCAGCGCGGGGCGGGGAAAAATCACCGCCTTTACTTCTACCACGCAAGTAACAGTGAGCGTGGAAGACGCCTTTGCCTCCGTCGGTCCGCACGCATCTGGCGCATGGATACTCACCGAATCGCCCAAGACCACGCTCACGCCCTCAGCCAAGGACCCCATCGGCGCATCGATCACGCTGACAGCCGGAGCAAACGCATTCAAAAACGACGCTCAGGTCTCCGACATCGGCAAGTTCGTGGAGATCAATGACGGTCTGGTCGAAATCACGAGTCTGGATGGCACTACTCCACAGACCAAGGCGAATGGCATCATCCGTACCGTGTTGTCCTCGACGACCGCGGCGCAGTCCGGCGGCTGGGCGCTGCGCTCCAACGTCTGGAACGCGACCGATGGCTATCCGCGCGCGGTGACGCTGTTCGAGCAGCGCCTGGTGGCCGCCGGTTCAACTGCCTACCCGCAAACGATCTGGGGCTCGAAGAGCGGTGAGTATTACAACTTCGCCGACGGCATCGCCGACGACGACGGATTCGCCTTCACGATCGCGTCAGACCAGGTCAACCCCATCGAGCACCTGGCCTCGATCCGCGCGCTGCTGCCGCTCACCTACGGTGGCGAGTTCTCCATGACCGGCGGTGTCGAGAAACCGTTGACTCCGACGAACGTGCAGCTGAAGAGCCAGACAGTGTTCGGCAGCGCCGTCGCGCGGCCAGTGCGCGTTGGCAACGAGATCATCTTCGTGCAGCGCTCGGAGCGGAAGATTCGTTCGCTCGGATACCGCATCGACTCGGATTCGTTCGCGGCGCCTGACCTGTCCATTCTCTCCGAGCACATCACCGAGGGCGGCATTTACGAGATGGCCTATGCCCAGGAGCCGGACCAGATCGTTTGGATGGTGCGGGCAGACGGGGTTATGCCTGTCATGTCCATCGAGCGCGATCAGGATGCCATCGGCTGGTCGCGCCAGCTCACGGACGGCACCTACGAGTCCGTGGCCACGATCCCCTACAACAATGAGGACCAGGTATGGTGCGCAGTCAAGCGCAAGATCAACGGAAGCACCAAGCGTTATATCGAGTATTTCCAGGACGGTCGCAATACCGACTGCTGCATCTTGGGCGCGGTGACCGAGAGCGCCGTCAGCGCGATCAGCTGGGCCGCCGGAACAGTGACGGTGACACAGGCCGGCCACGGTTATTCGACCGGTGACAAAATCCGCCTCTCCGGCTTCACGCCCAGCGGCTACAACGGCGAGTACACCATCACGGTCACGGGCGCGAACAACTACACCTACGCGCTGTCCTCCGATCCCGGCGCGGCCACGGTGCTTGGCACGGCAGCCAAAGCGACCACGAGCTGGTCCGGGCTGTCGCCCCTGGAAGCAAAGACCGTGGACATCGTGGCGGACGGTTACGTGGCGACGCAGAAGACCGTCGCGGCCGGCGCCATCACGCTCGACAAGGCGGCCTACTCGGTCGAAATCGGTCTGCACTACAAGACGACGATCAAGACTTTGCCACCTGAAGTGCCGACTGGACAGGGCACGGCACAAGGCAACGCGCTCTCTATCCACGAAACCATCGTGCGCTTCTACAAGACCAAGGGCGGCACGATCAATGGGCAGCCGATCACCACGCGCAAGTTCGGTGCCGGCGCGGTGCTGGATCAGCCAATCGCTGAGTTCACGGGCGACAAACGCATCGAGAACCTGGGCTGGGGCCGAGCCGGTAGTGGCGATTCGGATGGCACGGTCACGATCGTGAAGACCCAGCCGCTGCCGATGCAGGTATTGGCTGTCATCAAACGCCTGACGGTGAATGACGGATGATCCGGCCCGCCACCGAAAACGACTTCGATGCACTGATTCGGCTCGGCCGGATGATGCACGCCGAGTCTTGGTATCACTATTTGCCGTTCAACGAGGATAAGTTGCGCGGTTTGTTCGCTTACCTTCTGGAGCACGGATTAGCCAGTGTGCATGAATCGGCCGAGGGCGAGATCGACGGCGGATTCTTGGGTCTGCTGACCGAACCGTGGTTCGGTAACGGACGCA